TGACAAACGCAACCGCAGCGCTCAGCTATGCGACTGACTATGGATGGGCAGTGCACCCCGTCGGCGTCGACAAGGTGCCGACAACCAAGCACGGCCGCAACGACGCCACCAAAGATCCGGCGACGATCGATCGGTTCTTCAAGAACGGGGCCCAGATTGGGATCGCGACTGGGGCCGAGTCTGGGCTGTTTGTCCTCGACATCGATGTCGACAAGGCCAAAGGGATCGACGGGTACGAAACACTCTATTATCTTGAAGAAAAACATGGATCGCTGCCGCCGACGCCATGCCAGCAAACCGGGCGCGGTGGTAAACAGTATCTTTTCAAGTATGTCGAGGGGCTGAAGAATAGCACCGGCAAGTTAGGCGAGGGGATCGACACGCGCGGCGATGGCGGCTATATCGTGGTAGCACCCAGCCGCAACAGCGCCGGGCCATACACATGGGTTATACCGCCAGATGCGGTGCCGCTTGCCGATGTGCCGCAGTGGATAATCAAGGCGCTGAAGGCCCCTGAGAAGCCCGTACAGCCCCGGCAGCCCTCGACCGGTGATAATGAACGCGCGCACCATCTCAAGCTGCTGGGGCAAGCTGTCGCCAAAGTCGCCACGTCGAGCGATGGACAGAAGCATGACGTGCTGCTGAAGATGGCCACATGGATGGGCGGGCTATCCAGTCTCAGCGACACTGAGATTGAAGCCGCCTTATACAGCGCGATCGCCCTGCGGGCCGACGATGAACAGAACGCTAGACGGACGATCGCCGACGGCATCGCCTACGGTCGAGCGAAGCCCCTGCACACGCCGGCCCCGCGTCAGTCAGTCGACCGCTCGACCGGCGAGATACACGACGAGCCGAGGCCCGGGCCAAAGACAGAATACACGGTCAATCATCTCAGTGATGGGATCACGCTTGCCGACCTGCAGTACAAAGAGTTCCCCCCCGAGCGCTGGATTGTCGAGGGGATTCTACCCGAAGGTGCGCTGTTGTTCGCAGCGAAGTATAAATCCAAGAAATCATGGATGGTGCTAGCCGTCGGCCTGGCTGTGGCCATGGGCGGCATCGCCCTGGGCCGGCTGCCAGTCGTGCAAGGCGATGTCTTATACCTCGACCTCGAAGGCAGGCAGCAACGAATCCAGAAGCGCACGCGGGCCATGCTGGGCGTGCGACAGTTCACATGGCCGGCCAACTTCACCGTGTTTACCAAGTGGCGTCGAGGCGATGAGGCGCTAGAAGACTTAGAGCACTGGCTTATGTCCCACCCGAACGCCGCCATGGTCGTGATCGATGTGCTTGCATCGTTCCGCAGGCCCATGGATAAGTCAGAGGGATTCTACGATTACGACCGCTCGACGGTCGACCCGATCAACGAGCTCGCAGAAAAATACCATGTGGCGATCATCCTTGTGCATCATTTCAATAAGGGCAAGCACGACGATATCATGGACAGTATCACCGGCTCAACCGGACTGCCGTCAGCTGTTAATACCATGTGGGCCCTGCGGCGCGATGTCAACGACAGCAGTATTCAAGTCTTAGAGATGCGCGGCCGCGATCTGGAAAACGACGACCCGCTTGCGCTGAAGTGGGACAGCTATCTGAATCAACATATCATCGAGGGCCCAGCCGCTGAAGTGGCGATCGGTGCTGAGCGTCGATCAATTCTTAAGGTACTTTCTGACGACGAGCCGAGAATGCCGAAGGACATCGCCGCTGAGCTAGGTCGACCGGTCGAGGCGATCAAGCAGCTTCTACGCAAGCTACTCAACGACGGATTGATCGACAAAATAGGCCGGGGCCAATACGCAAGAATCCCCAAACGCGATCACCTTGATCACACCGATCACACCGATCACACCGATCACGACGATCACGATCAGGGAGAAAGTGATCGATCTATAGCTGATCGTGATCGGTTGGGGCTGATCGTGATCCCCCCCGATCACGATGTTTTGACGCAACAGGAAGGCTCAATCGACCTTCGTGATCGTCGTGATCGGTTTGATAAGGAAAGTGAAATGGTAGATCCGCATACCATTTCTGAACCTGAGCTCTTCGCAGCCGATGTACCGCAAGGGCTGACGCCGGCCCAGTGGGAGCAGGCCCGCTATACACTCGCACAAGGTCGTTGGCAGGCGTTTGCCGATGTCGCGCGCTCGATCCCGATGGACTATCACGAACTGAAAAAGCTAGTAGAAGGAGTCTCCAATGAATGACAAACTGATCTCAGTCAGTCGACTGCGCCCGGTGCCGGCGGCCGGCCGCTGCATCGTGTGCAACTTGACACGTACCAGTATGCTGGTATGCGACGAGTGCAAGGCGCGGCCCGAGGCGTCGATCGCCTGGCTGCTGCGCCTGCCAGTATCGGAGCGTACCAACGCCGCGCTCGACCTGCTGAGCGCGCTATGATCACACTGCTTGCCGGCGATTGCCGTGATGTGCTGGCCACGCTGCCAGCGCAATCAGTACAAACGATCGTCACGTCGCCGCCCTACTACGGTCTGCGAAAGTACACGGACGATCCGCGCGAAATCGGACAAGAGCCGACGCCGGCCGCGTACGTCGCTGCGCTGGTCGCGGTGTTCGCGGACTGCTGGCGCGTGCTACGTGACGATGGAACGCTGTGGCTTAACTTGGGGGATTCGTATGCGAGTAAGCCCGGCGGGCCTCAAGGCGCAAACGGCCAGCGTGCGACGCGCACATTCACCTCAACAGATCGCGGCGGCATAGGCGATCGGCCAGAAAAGAATCTCCTGGGCATGCCATGGCGCGTCGCGCTGGCGCTCCAAGACGCCGGGTGGATTCTGCGTTCCGATATTATCTGGGCGAAGCCGAATCCCATGCCCGAAAGCGTCCGCGACCGACCGACGCGGGCGCATGAATATCTGTTCTTATTCGCCAAACGCCAGCGCTATTTCTACGATGCGACCGCGATCGTGGAGCCGATCAGCGCCAGCACAATCGCGCGATGGGGTGATCGGGCAACCGATCGGACGAACGCCTATTCATCCGCGCCCGATCGGAATGATTACAAACCGCCCAGCGGAGAACAATCATTAGGATCGCGGCCGGACGGCACACGCAACCGCCGATCGGTCTGGACGATCGCGACTCAGCCCTACGCCGGCGCGCACTTCGCAACCATGCCGGAAGCGCTGATCGCGCCGTGCATCCTGGCCGGCTCCAGCGCGCAAGCGTGCGAGACGTGCGGGAAAGCGTGGGGGCGGGTTGTGGACGTGACACGATTAGGACTGGACGAATTACCGCATGACCATCCCGAATACCGCAAAACGAATGTTCCGCGCAATCGTGGCAACGGCGATCGGAATGATGAAAACGACATGCGGCGCGTGCCATTCCACACCGATCGCGGTTTCGCCCCGCGCTGCGCATGCCCCGCCAACACTGGCACGGCGCGCTCGATCGTGCTCGATCCGTTCGGCGGCACCGGCACCGTCGCCCGCGTCGCGGAGCGGCATCAGCGCGACAGCATGCTGATCGACCTGAATCCGGCCTACATAGACCTCCAAGAAGAGCGCACCAACGGCGTGCAAGTGGAAATGCAGCTATGCTAGCCATCCCAGAACAAAGGGCCATTATCAAGATGATCTATGCGAACGAATATCAATGGCTGAGCAGTCGCACGCTGCCGGACTCTCCCGATCAGGTCTATACCGACTATGAGATCATGCTGGTACGCTGTGGACTGGGCCTGGCTGGGGAAGCTGGCGAAGTCGCCGATACACTCAAGAAAGCCGTGTTTCATCAACATGGGATCAATCGCGATCAGCTGATCGACGAGTTAGGCGATGTGCTTTGGTACATTGCAGCCCTCTGTACCAAGCTTGACGTGAACATGTCTGAAGTAATGGAGCGCAACGTCGCCAAGCTACGCGAGCGCTATCCGGACGGGTATTCGAGTGCGTCCAGTGTGGCGCGCACTGACGTAAAAGGAGAATAGACATGGCCAAAGAAACAACGAAGGCGACGATCAGCCTGAAGGCAGAGAGCCTGAGCGATCTGATCGACGCGCTTGAAGCCATCGCACTGGACGCCGGCATGCAGATCGTGATGCAGGCAACCGTCAGCACCTCGATCGCCCTTGAAGCTGACGACATCAGCGATCTCGGCACCGCGATCGGCGACATCGCAGCGGCAGTCAACCGATCCGAAGGCGTCGAGTGCAAAGTAAGCGCGCTCGGATCGGTGTGGCACCTTGCGCGACTCGACCCGACGCCCATGGAGCGGATGATTAACAGCGCGACCGCACAGGAGCCATTTTAAGCGATCGACCATACGAATATACCTGAGCGCGGCCCGAGGCACCTTACAGCCGCGCTCAGCAAGCCACAAGGCACAATTATGACCATGCTTCAAGCCGATATCCTGACATGGGCCCAGACCTATACCGGGCCGAAGTTTCATGCCCTGCTTTGCGATCCGCCGTACCATCTCACAAGTATAACTGAGCGGTTCGGGAAGGCAGGATCAGCCCCGGCTCAGTTTGGCACGGATGGTGCTTTTAGTCGCGCGTCGCGCGGATTCATGAATGCCACCTGGGATGGCGGCGACATCGCGTTTCGCCCGTCGACCTGGGCCGCGATAGCGCAGCACCTCTACCCGGGCGCATGGGGCATGGTGTTTGCATCGTCGCGCGGCTGGCATCGTTTGGCTGTCGCGATCGAAGACGCCGGGCTGATCATACAGCCGACGATCTTTGGCTGGAGTTACGGTTCGGGTTTTCCAAAGGCAACCAACATCAGCGCCCAGATCGACGATCGCGCGTTTCGGGCCTGGCTCGACGAGCATCCGGCAGAGCGCGATCAGCTTGAGACGTTGCGACAGGCAGCACGCCTAGCACCGAAGGTCGAGCGCGTCGCCGCGTTGCGCGCATATCAGCAGGCCCGCAAGACGATCAAGGCTGCCGCAGGCTTTGCGCCGGTCGAGCGCACAAAGAAACATCAGCCAAAGTTTGCAGCTGCTGAGCTCGGCTATCGCGAGAAAGACAACGGCTTCAACAGCAAAGAGCGCGAGTCCTTCGACGTGCATGGCCCGGCGACAGCAAGCGCAGCCGACTGGGCCGGCCATCGGTATGGCGGGCAGGCAATCAAGCCCGCGCTTGAGCCGATCATTGTTTTCCAGAAGCCGTACGACGGATCGCCAGTGGACAACATCACGTCGACCGGCGCAGGCGCGCTATGGATAGATGGCGGGAGGATAAGCCATAACGAACCGACAACCTATACAACACGAACGCGCCCGCAATTTGATGCTATCTATCAATCGACGGATGTCGATCAAAGCACAGTCGGCAGCCCCAATCAACTGGGCCGATGGCCCGCGAATCTCGTGCTGACGCATGCGCCCGAGTGCAACGGCGTCTGCATCCCATCCTGCCCTGTCGCGCGGCTGGGGGCCCAGAGTGGCGAGAGTGAAGCGAAGCGGGCCATGCGTGGTGGGGTCAACATGGGATCATTTGGCGGTACTGTGCTGGGCCAATGGGAGAAAAGAGATTCAACAATACCGCGCGGCCACGACGACAGCGGCACCGCGTCGCGCTACTTTTACGCCGCTGATTGGATGCTCGACCGGCTCGAAGCCGCCGATCCGGTTGCGTATATCGCAAAGGCGTCGACTGCTGAAAGGGAGGCCGGACTCGACCCGCGTCAGACCGCGCTCATGCGGCTGCTCGACGAAGATGCGGCAGACTTCGGCGATTCCAAAGTCGACGACGGGCGCGACGTGTCGATCGACAACCCATACCAGCGTGGCGAAACAACCCGGCGCAATATTCACCCGACGATTAAGCCGATCAGCCTGTCGCGCTACCTGGCAACCCTGCTACTGCCGCCGGCCGCCTATGGCCCGCGTCGACTGCTGATCCCGTTCGCTGGGGCCGGCAGCGAAGCCATCGGGGCCATGCTGGCAGGCTGGGAAGAGATCACCGGCGTCGAGCTCGAAGCCGAGCATGTCGCCATCGCCAACGCGCGGCTGGCCTACTGGAAACAGCGCGCATGGGAGTTATCAGATCCCGATCGCAAGCCGACCGTCGTCAGCGCAGCAGCAGTACCTGCTGGCCAATTAGATATGTTCATGGAGGATTAACATGATCGACGAGCCATGGGCCTTCGATGGCCCCCCAGGCGAGATTACCGACTATGAGAAAACCTATGTCCCAGGTCGACAGGCCAAACCGATCCGGCGCGGCGCGACGCCCGAGGCCAAAGTATCGAAGGCGATCGACGACTATCTAGCCCTGCTCGACTTTTATGTGTTGCGCACGTCGGCAGGCATGGCCCAGATTGAGGGCCGCAAGATGAGCATGGGCCGCGTTGGCACGCACGACAGAACCTGCTGCGCACCTAATGGGAAATACGTGAGCATAGAAATTAAGAGCGCCAAAGGATCGCCTTCGACCGCGCAGCTGCGGCAGAAAGAATTTATCTTGCGGCGCAACGGCATTGTCATCATTGCGCATAGCGTCGACGAGCTGAGAAGCGGCCTGGCTGACGCCTTTGGAGCGCAGACGGTTGACGACTGGGAGAAGCTAGGGAAGGCGCGCAAACAATGATAACGTTTGGCTCATTGTTCGCTGGCATTGGCGGGCTGGATCTTGGATTAGAGCGCGCCGGCATGGTGTGCAAGTGGCAGGTAGAAATTGACGACTACAGCACCCGAGTCCTCACAAAGCATTGGCCCAGTGTACCGAAGTTTCGCGACGTGCGGAGCGTTGGCGCTGACAGTCTATCGCCGGTCGACCTTATCTGCGGGGGCTTCCCCTGTCAGGACATCAGCAATGCAGGACAACGCGCCGGAATCACCGGCACTCGATCCGGACTATGGAGCGAATACGCCCGAATCATTCGCGAATTACGACCCAGATACGTGCTTGTGGAAAACGTATCAGCTTTGCTTGTTCGAGGATTATCAACTGTACTCGGAGACCTGGCCGCGATCGGGTATGATGCGGAATGGCAGTGCATACCGGCGGCCGCCGTTGGTGCGCCGCATCGGCGCGATCGAGTCTTCATTGTGGCCTACACCAGTCGCGAACGACGACAACAAATCACCCGAAGCACACATGGCGATGAAAGCCCGCATGGTTGGCGGGCCGCGCAACACGATCAGCAGCCTAAATGTAATGGTCAAGGCAATACAGCAGGGCAAGTATCCGCACCTTTGGCCGACGCCGACGGTCCCGAATGGTGGCCGCAGTCCCAAGGGCGGCATGTCTTTAACCGGGATGACACCGGACGGCAAAAAGCGGCAGATCGACTTAGCACATTTCGTGCGACAGTCGGACGGTATCAGTGGGCAACTGAACCCGCAGTGGGTCGAATGGCTCATGGGATTCCCGCTCGGGTGGACAGACTTAGAGGACTAGGCAACGCCGTAGTACCGCAGGTGGCAGAATTTATCGGTCGACTGATCGTCGAGCATCATACCAGCGGTTGACAGGCGTGCTATAATGCCGCCATGATGATAAATATCGACTGGGCTTCCTGGGGCGAAATCGTTCACCTTCGCCGCCGCCGCAAGAAGATCACGCAGCGACAGCTCGGCGAGCTCGCCGGCTGTAGCTCGACGACGATCGGCGACATCGAGCGCGGCGAAGCGCACCCGGCGTACAGTATCGTGATCGCCGTTTGCACCGCGCTCAATATCGCCCCGCCGGATCACTCAACTGTTGAGACATAAAAAAGAGCCCTGATCAGCCTGCCCGCGAAAGCTACTGATCAGGGCCGGAAGCTAGGAGTCTCCATGGCTATTATATCATATACTGGGATCACTGAGCGCCTTGATTCTGGCGTGGTGACCGAACCGCTATCGCAAGCACCCGATCCGATCGTTGCTCCGCATTCTATTGCGGTGATTCTGCTGGTGACCGGAAGTTTCTTACTGGGTTGGGTTGGTCGAGCCGCCTTCTTGCCGTACGACTATTATCAGCTGGCATGGCTGGTGCCGGTCGTTACGCTGCTGATCGCTTGGGGGAATAGAGATGCACGATGATACTTTGGCCGGCTGGGAAAAGTGGCCTTTGGCTGCGCTGTTCTTGGCCAACGCCCTGAATGTATTCATACTTTACGTACCGACTGCTGACATGCCCTTGTCTATCATTTGGATGTTGCCCTGGGTGCGTGTCGCGTGTGGCATCGCAGCGGCTGCCAGCCTTGAAGGAACACTGATCGCCGTCACAATGGGTCGACGCCTCGGGCGCGACAGCTATTGGTCATGGGCCGCGATGTTTGCGGCGTCAGCGTTCACCGCTATGGTTGCGTACTACGTGCATGCCGAAGTGGGGTTAGCTGCCGCTGGACTGTTCATGGCCCAGGCTGTGGTACTGTTCATCTACACCCAGCACCTAGCCCAGCCGCGTAAAGTCTTGACACCTTCTGCCGGCACTGTTGCCGCACTGCGTCGTAGCGACGCTACCAGCTACCGCATGCATACCGTCGAGCCGCCGGCATTAGCTGACGGCGTGCATCAGCGTCTCATAACGTGCCGCTACTGTCAGCAGCCGGTTAGCCTGGCGATGGCGGGGCAGCACGGAAAGCACTACAAGCAGCATGGGATCTGCATCGCTGGGTAACTGCCGCGACGCAGCATAATTCACAACGTAGCAGAATCAAGGCAGATGGAGTGTAAGGCAATGATGAAGATCAACGAAACGCACACGCCGGCACCATGGAAAGCCGGGGAGGTGTTAAAAGGCGACGAGTCAACCCTACTTTCTGATGAAGTATGGGTAACGCCTGGGCCGGGCCATTCTGGGCCTATTGCGATTGTATCGGGCTCAGCCAACGCGCATATTATTGCGGCAGCTCCTGAGCTATTGGCGGCATGTGAGTATGTCATCGCCATGGATTGGCATGGCATTGGGGCCCCGCATGTCTACGAACAGTTGCGCGCCGCTATTGCAAAGGCACGCGGAGTCTAACCATGTTCTCAGGACGGACGACAACAACGATCAGCAGCCCGGCGCATGGCCCGCTCGACTATAACAGTCTGCGGCCCAGCTTTGCAACGCTTGCACCGCTCTTCGGGCTGACGATGATCAGCCTGCTGCCGATCGGCGTTGGCGCGCTGTTTGTCTACTGGGCCATGCCGCTGTCGACCGGCTTGCAACTGATCAGCGCAGTCTTCGGGGGCTTGCTCGTCTTAGCTGGGGCTCGTTTCTTCTGGCCCCTGTCAGCCGATATCCCTGACGCTATTAAGCAGTATCATGCGATGGTCTATGCGTGGCACAGTGCTGAGCTCGACAAGTACCAGAGTAGTGACGGTATGATCACCGCTCAGCAAATGAGCGAATGGAGCTACACTGAGCGCGACATGCGCCATGTGGCGCTGGCAGCCCTCTGGCTGATCTTAGAGCAGCCCCGGTCGTTGTCGATCGAGCGTCTAACCAAAGGCCCGATGCAACTGAATATTGGCCATCGTGCGTTTAAGCTCGTCGACATGACTCAGGATGGCGCGGCCGGGTTTCTCGACCTTTGCGCCCGAGCAGGCGTGATCAGCGGTCGAGGGCCGCGCGCCGCCGGCACCATCGCGATCCTCGACAGTCGGCAAGCTGCACTGAAGATCCTGAGCGAAGCCAGCCGCAACCCGGCCATGTTTGGGAGTGACGGCGATGGAAACTGATCCGCTGAAGCGCCTCGACGACTGGCAAGCGCTGTGCGACTGGCTTGAAGATCGCGCCTACAATGCCAGCTATAACCCGAAGTGTCGAGGTGCCTACCTGCTGAGCGGCTATTATCCGGCGCGACGTACGATCAGCGTCGACGATACTGATCGGTTGCCGATCTTCGTTTATAACGGCGTGCCATCGTATCGCAAAAAAGACTACCCGAATCCCGAATACCAAGCCGAACGCAAGCGGGCCGCATACTATGCGCTGATCGTCAAGGAGCGCCGCCGCCTGCAGCTTGTCTATTGGTCGACCGGCCATGGTTGGCGACTGCGTAAAGACTATCAAGCAAAGATCGACGCTGAGCGCGAAAGACTGTTGAAGGAAGGCCCGTAATGCTCTACTTGATAACATTCATCGTCGGCATCATCGCCGCTAGATGGCTCCTAAAGCCACTGGCGGCGCTCTGGCGTGCGGCGCTGTTTATCCTGAGCATTGGGATAGCTTTTCGCATAACGGCGCTCATAGCCCCGCTCAGCCTCGATCTGGACTGGCATGGCTTCTGGGGTAGTGCGGCGCTGGGCCTGCTGTTTATGCTGTTCTTTGGCGGGGCCTGGTTCTATCTGCTGGGATGGCGCGGCCGGGCCGCCGCAACCGAGGCTGAAGAGATCGATCGCGCGCGACAGAAGGCGATCAGAGATCGGAAGGTTGCCTAAGCATAGCCCACGATCTGAAGCCAAATCACCGGAGTCCCCTGCGCCGGACTGACGTAGCACAGCGGCCCCGGCACCCAGCCCTGATCCATGTTGTCAACCCCAGCAACCTGCGAATTGACCGTGAAGAAAAACGGCGTCGCCGTCGTGCCGCACCTTGCGCGTACGTTGGCGATCGGCGCATTCATCGTCAGTCGCACGAGATAGGAATTGGCAACCGGTACGCCAAACGTCGCCGGTATGTCGAGCATGACGCCAGCTGTCAGACTGCGAGTCTCCCATGCCGGATTCGTCCGAACGCTCGGCAGCAGCGTAATGCCGCCGGGCGCCCACGGATCGTCGACGCCTGGAAGCGGTTCCCAGTATCCGCCGACGAAGCCGGTTTTTGTAATCGTCGGCGACTGTTGCGGCACCGCTGATGCCCAGGCCCAAAGACTGCCATCCTGCCGAATGATACAGCCCCCGGCGGCGATTTGAGATACGGCGTCGACGCCGCCGCCGCGAAATGTGTGTACCAGTTCTCTGCTCAGGCTGCCGGGCCTGACACGAAACACTTGCAGATCCTGCGAGGTGCCGCCCTTCTTTGCGATGGCGATCCCGTAGATGTTGCCGTTGGGATGATAGAACGTCGGCATGGCATTCAGGACATGCTCATAGCCTGCATAGTTCATCAGTGGGGTGAATAGTGCCATGGCTAGGGCCTCATCGATTCAAAAACCTTGTCGAAGCCTTGATTTTTGAAGGCTGCGAGCAACGTTGGTATAGCCGCAAACATGGCGTCGATCGTCGCCTTGTCGACATGCGTCAGTCCCGTTTGTCCAGTGAAGTCTGAATCAACGAACGCAAGCGGAGTCCCACCTGGGCCGCCGCTGTCGCGTCGAGCCCTGAGCGCGTCGAGGCTGTACAATGCCTCCATAAGATTCGGTGCAAAGCCTGTCGCGTCGCGTGCTACTTTGCGGCGCTTCTCAACTTGATCGACTGCCATGCTCTTGTCCTTCTTTTTAGCCAATGCGATAGTTGCCCTCGAACCAACATCCGCCAGCGATTAATTCACCTCCAAGCACCGTCGCCGGTGCAACGTTATCGCCTGATCGCACAACACCCAGTGCACTGCTCCCATTGGTTGCCTGTAATGCAACATATGTATATGTTGCCGCTATATTGAGCGTCCATACAATCATAGCCCCGCCCCCTGCAATCGACATAGTCGCGTTTGACACGCCCGGATAGGGCCACCCGGCGATTGTCAAGTTTCCTGTTGGTGCAACGGTGATCGCGTCGATAGCGATCCGCCCGTTGTAGAATAGTCGGTTGCCGATTCTTGACCACTCAACGACGCTTGTATTCGCAGTGTAAGTAAATGTCCCGGCGATCGTTGTACCAACCCATGTCGGCACAAAGTTGCCAGTATCATAAAACGATGTGAAGCCCGGCACATTGCCCGGCACCTCGCGAGTCTCGGTCTGCTTCAGCCGCTGATTGTTCTCATAGAGCAGCTTGAGCATGTCATTCTGATCGCTCATGTCACGCTCCTGAGCCCGCACGCCACGCGCCGCCCGCTGCCGTTGATCGTTTCGCGAATCAGGTCGAGCCTGACATCAAACTGCATAGCGCCTTGCTCAGCTGTCACAATGTCGCCTAGATCAAAGTCTATGCCTCTGGTAAGTGCAGGCGTCTCGACCAATTCGCCCGTAAACAGGATCAGCGGCCGCGCCGCGCGCAGGCTGCTATCTGCCTCATCGTCGACCGCTGCCTGAGCAGCGACATTCGTCGCGTCGCGGAATTTCTCAATCCGACCAAACGGGCTGACGCTTGCGCGCGTCGCATCGAAGGCAGTCCCGATCAGTCGATCGGCCTCTTCGCCCTGCCCTCCAGCGACGATAAAATTAGCGGCTTCGGTATAGTCGACGACTAAATGAGCATTCGTCAAGTTGCCGCGCGAGCTCGACAGGATCACCGGGTTAGCAGTCCCGACCCGCCGATCGACGCCGCGCTGTGTCGCGTAGGTTCTAAGCTCTAAGGTTGACTCGGTTGGCGCGAATATCTCAAACGTCAGGTAGACGCCGGCCGTTGCCGACGCCTGGGCCAGATCGGTGCACACGTCCAGCAGGTTGCGCCGGGCCGCGCTCTTTGCGATGCTCGACCCCAGGCCCAGGTTAACCTGCTTTGTCAGGTATGCTGACACATCGGCGTACGTCTCAACCCCATCACGATCGGCCCCGACGATGCCAGCCAGCATATTCTCATTGACAAACGCCTTGATCTGATCGTCGGCGAATGTCGCCGCCTTCGTCGTGTAGGTTGAGCCTGCCGCATAGGCGATGATCCGCCGGTCGAGTAGGTTTGTCGCATGGTAGGCCCGCACAAAGATCGAGGTTGGCCCGTAGTCAATGTACCGGATCTGGTAAATCGCGCCATTGTCGAGGTATGGCGGCCGGCCGTTGATCGCGCGCCACACGCCGATCCGCCCATCTTCGACGAGAAACGATGTATTGAAGCTGCTGGGCAGCGTCGTCTCAAGGACACCGATCGCGCCGGGGCTACAGTTCAGCGTCACGTCGAGCGGCACCGTCGCAGTACCAGGGCCGCCCGGCGTGCCGTAGGTTGCGCACTCGACCAGCGGCACGCCAAACGGATCGCCGAATCGTAAGGTCGTAAATACTGCCATCTAAGGCACGTCGTCTAAACTAAGATACGCCGGCCGATCATAGATCGCCCCGACGACCGTCGACACTGCCGCAAACGTCGCAAAGCTATTCGCCCCAGGATTCAGGTAAAATTCAGCCGTGTTACTGCCAGGGAGGATCGCGCTGGCCACGTTGACCTGAAAGGTCGTTGTAAACGATAGGTTATCCGGCGTAAAGATCAGTGTCGCCACCTCGCCCGCGTTGAGCGTCAGATTCAGATAGATCGACTTGTTGGTTGTGTAGTTGATCAGTGACCATATACGCGACGTGCCCGAGGTGGGCCCGTTGAGAATGATCGTCGGATACGATCGCGCGGTGCCTGGGTTCGTAATCGTCACAACGCCTTCTGATGTCGCGGTGCCGGTGCCGTTATAGGCCATGTACATGGAGTTGTCAGACGTAAGCAGCACGCTCGTAATGCGACCGCTGATAGCTGGCGTGTCGACGCCGATCGTTGTCCAGGCTGCGCCATTCCATGCCGCTGCGCCATCAGGAAACGTCGCGCCGCCCGTTACGCCAGTAAACTGCCCAGCCGCAAGCAGAATGCCGTTTGGCCCCGCGCTCAGGCTCACAACGTCGCCATTCAGCCCGCCGCCCAGCCCCTGAAAGGTAACACCATTCCACTGGGCAACATGCCCGGTACCGCTGACGCCGCCCGCGCTGGTAAAAATACCGCCGACATAGATCAGCCCGTTGGGGCCGACTGCCAGGGCCCTGCCGCCGGTCGAGTTGAGTCCGGTTCCCATGGCCACGAATGCGAGCGATGTCGTATTCCAATAGCCGATCTGAAGCGCCGCCACCGCGCCTAGATTGGTAAACTGTCCAGTTATATACACGTTGCGATCGATGCCGATCACAATCGCGTCGACCTCGCCATCTGCCCCAGTTGAGAGCGCCGTCCATGCCGCGCCAGTCCACTTCGCAAGCCGGAGTGTATTCGCGACGCCGCCCATGGCCCCGAACGACCCGCCCGCATAGATGTTGCCGGTCGAGTCGACCGCTAATGCGAGTACACTGTTCGTGCTTGCGCCTGTGCCGAGCGCCGCGAACGTATTCGCAACCGGATCATAGACCGCGATCCGCGCCGTATTCGCTACGCCCCCGGCGAGGGTAAACGCGCCGCCCAACACAATCTTTCCGTCCGGCAGCACCGCAAGCGTGTCGACCTCTCCATTCGTGCCGGTCGAGCAAGCGCTATACAACCCGGTCGTCGGATCATACTTCACGATGTTATCAGCTGATGCGTTGCCGCCCCAGTTTGCGAAGTTGCCCGCGATATAGATCGATCCGTCTGGGGCTTGCAGCATTCTGACAACTGCGCCAGTGCCGCCGCCCGGCACACTCCATGCCCCGGCCGGGCTGCGCTTCATGAAGTAGTCAGCGTTTGCGATGCTATCTTGCACGTCGAGCGCGCCGCCCGACTCGCCATCGCTCAGCACAACCCCCAGATACTGGGTAAACGTAATTGGCGCGACTGATGCAATATGGTTATCAGTTGAGCCCTCTAAGCCGCCCTGGTACTTGCCCAGCAGGCGACAGGTCGAGGCGCCGATCGCGCCGCACTCGTCGACGACATCACGCATCAGCACCAGTCGCTGATCCTGCGCAACAAGATCGCGATCGAGCAAGCGCGACAGCCCGCCGCGCTGTTGCCTGAGCGATAGGTACTCGGCGCGACTTTCGAAGTTGCCTGTAATTGTAAACTGTCGCGTTGGCTTGCGGGTATAATCGTCGTATCCACCGTCGATCCGCGCGTATTCGGTTGCGACGTTTTGCGGTGGGGCCAAGCCCAGGCCGATTAGAGCAGTCAGGAAGAAGCCAAAGTAGCGAAATGATACCACCATGCCCCCCGCGCGTGTGAGCGCGCTGCGCACGCTTGTGGATGCGTGCGGCGTGCCATTCCAATAGTACGCGACTGGATTCTGATTCGGTAGCAGCCCCTGCTGACTGCCGTCGAGGTAGGTCGATACGGTTTCGCCTGCCGCTAGCGCCTCGACCTGGGCCCCGTCGATATAAAAGATCGATAGCTCAGTACCGCCCGCCTTGCGCAGCGTCAGGCGCCGAGTCGTCGTCGAGCTCTCAGTGTAATAGCCATAGACCCACTGCCATCGGCCCGAGGCGACAAACGTGATCGAGGCGAGCTCGACGCCGGCCGTCGTCTCAAGCGCGATCTTGTAGGACTTGCCGGCGATGCCCAGAACTTTGCACGAATAGGCGTATGCGGTGCCGCTGACGAGCGACACGGTATCATAGCGCACGCCGTCGGTCGTCGCCGCTGTTGGCGTCACAGCCAGGCTGTAGGCTCCATGATACTGAAAGCTCGTCGAGCGCGCGATACTGCCGCCGATCGCCGTCCATGATGTGGTGTTGGTTTCGAAGCTGGGATTAATGACAAGGTTCGTACGCGCGACTGGTACGACAACAGAGATCCGGTCGTCGAGCGGGTAGCCGTTGACGATCGGCGGCAGTGTAAAGTAATTGCGCGTTTGCATCATAGGAGTGCAGCCCCCGCTATCGCCATGCTGTCGCTCAGCACGCCGGGCGATTGATTGGTATAGATCGGCATGTTAAGTGTGGTACTCTGGTTGTAGCTCGTCTGCCCAGTGTAAGCCGGATGGGTCGACACGGTTGCTGGGTTGGCGATCTGATTGTACATGCCGCTGAGCAAGTCGACGATCCTGATCTGATCGTCAGTCAGATCGAGTCCAGATAGCGCCTTCATGATGTCGTTGATCTGATTGGCGATATCTTGCGCCGGGCTCGTCGCGCCCTGCTGTTTTTTGTAGAACTGATCGAGCTCAGCATCCTGGGCTCGACTGATTAAGATCAGTTGCTGATTGAGCCGATCTTTGTCCTCATCGGTTGTCGCTTCGGCGATCTGCTGCCGTATCTTGAGTAATTCAAACTCATGCGCGCTAGCCATCTTGAAGTAATCGGCCTGGGCCTTGGGATCTTGGAATAAATCTTGCGACTTTTTGAGCAGGGCCTGCAGGTCCTGCGTAGCGATCTTCTTCTGAAAGGCGTCGTCGATCTTGCTCAGGTCGTCGAGGTTTTTCGCCATCTGGCGATCCATCGATGCCGTTGCGCCGAATCCGCCCGCAATGGCATCGTTCATCGCCCGGCCGATCCCCTCCATTTCATCCACCAGATCCGCGCTCAGGCCCCCAACAAGATTCGTCATCTCGGGCCATGTGCCGCTGACACCGAGCATCACGCCTTGCACGATCGACTCGCCGATCGGCACAAACACCATGGCCGGGCTGCCGCCTTTGATCTTCTCCATGAAGTAGTCGTATAGCTCGCCGGCCTTGCTACCGAACCACTCAACAAGACTATCCCACGCGGCCGCGATGCCAGCGCGAATACCTAGCACGATCGAGTTACCCAGATCGCCCCAGTCGATCCGCTGCACGATGTCGACCATCGTATTCCAGTTGTTCTCCCAGGTTTTAATAATATCGCCGATCGTCGTATCGAAGAGGCCCGCGATGATATCAAGGAAACCCTTGAAGGCCCCGCCGATTGCGTCCCATTGAGCTTTGCCGATGGCGAGTACGTCTTTCCATGCCGCGTCCCAGTCGCCATGGATCAGGTCAAGGGCCAGCTTCAGCACGCCTTTTATGGTTTCCAGCGCGCCCGTAATGATCGACGTGATCATGTTCCATGCGCCGGTCAATATCTTTTGTATCTCTTCTCCATGCGCGTTAATAAAGTCGGCGATGGCATGCAGGATGGGCGGCACAATTGAATCGTACACCTCGAGCGCAAGATTCACGATCTGTATAATATCGTTCCATGCGGTCTGAAAGAACGCGCTAATCTGCGTACCATGCTCGTCGATAAATCGCGCAACGACCGGCAACACCGCCTGGGCAACCGCCATGTAACCCCCGGCGACATCTTGCACTACCCGGATCGCATTCTCCCAGGTATCATTTAGGTCGACGATCGCGCTATCAAGCGACGCCGACTGCGCGCCGCCCTTATTAAACCACTCAACCAGATCCTGAATCCCCCGAACAACATCCTGAATCAGATCGCCCGGCAGGCCCAGGTCATCAGCCAGGCCCCCGATTGCCTCGGCAAACTCGATCGAGCTGCCGCCGGCATCGTCGAAGGCTCCAATGATTTCTTGCACATCAGCGACAAGTACATCGATAACGCTTGCGATGCCTTGCATCGTCGGCGACAGTTTATTGAATGCCTCGTCATCTCCAAACAGGGCTGATGCAAAGTCAGTCAGGGTGTTGACTGCCGGCGCAATGTAGTTGTCGAGCAAATCGCCCAGGATCGGCAGCAGGGCTGATCCGATCGTGATCTGTAGCGCCTCGACACTGCCCTTTGCGTTATCTAGTGAGGTTTCAAAACCTGCCTGCTTGAGTGCAGCCGTCTCAGCGACGCCGTTGGCTTCGCCCATGGCACTGGCCATGTTGTTGTATGCCGTGGCTCCGCCATCCGCCAGCGCCGCCGCCGCGCTCATGGCATCGTTGCCAAAGATGGTCTGAAGGATGCTCGCCTTTTGCTTGTCGTTGAGCCCTGCAAGACTATCCTGTAACAACTGACTGGCTTTCTCAAAACCAACAAATGAACCGGACGCATCATAGAAGGCGTTGCCAATTTCATCCCCGAGCAACCCCAGCGACTTCATGGCATCTTGCGCGGGAATCGTTGTCGGCTGGAGTCGGGCGATCAGGTTCTTTAAACTGTTGCCAGCTTCGGAAGACGACGCGAATCGCGGTGCTAGTAATGCGAGGGTCGTCGTCAGATCACCGAAGCCGACGCCGGCCGTTTTCGCGATGCCCTGAGCATTAAAAATACCGCGCGACAGCCCCTCGACATCAGTCGCGCTGGCATTCGCCGCCTTCGCCATAAGATCGGTTGCTTCGGTTAGGAACGCCGTCTTTTGCTCAGCCGTCGCCGTCGCGTCAGTCCAGCCCCCGAGCACCTTAGAACTGATCTCAGCCGCCTTGACAAGATCGCCGTCCATCGCCGCAGCTGCAAATTGGATATTGCGCTCGAGTCCCCCGGCAGCGATGATCGCCGGATCGATGCCGCCCTTGACCATCTCAGTCGCAGCCTGCTGTACTTCGCTGGTTGAGACTGGCAGCCGCTTGCCGATGTCCAGAAACAGATCGCGGAATTGTTCTAGCCCTTTGGCGTCGACATCCTTGCCGGCAACGGCCTGAAAGTTGAGCATGCCGGATTCAAATTCGCCCGCAAGCCCAACCGAATCCTTCAGGAATCCGCCGATCGCCTTCACGCCCTGGGCCGCAAACTCGACCAGCGCGGCCCCCACATGCCGCAGGGCCCCAGTCATCACCTCTTGAAAGGCACTGGCTGACTTGTCGCTGCTGCCCAACGTCTTATAGAAGCCGGTCGTTGACTGATCGGCCTTGTTCATGTCGCTGACATACGCCGCGACGCCTTGCGCTATAAGTTGTACGCCAGCTTCATCTAAGGCCATCTATCGCCTGCTAGCTCGACGCTGCTTGCGCAGCCGGTCGAGGGCTTCTTGATATTCAAACCCATGCTCAATATCGTATTCGGCAACGTACGCCGCCTGATCGTCGCCGTCGAGCTCTCTAAAGTATTCCCAGGTTAGCCCGCGCCATTTCGCAACCCGGCGCAGCTTATAGATCCATGCGTAGGACTGACTACCCCGTTTGCCCTTGAAGCGATCAAGCGGCGTTCCCTTCCAGGCTGCTTGGAAACATACGGCGATGGAGTGCTACCTGTGCCTCCTGTGGTAGACCGCGCCCGAAGACTTCCATGAAGAGCCGCGATTGATCTTCGTTCGTAGGAGCGATCACGTAGCCCAGATACGCCGATCGATCATTCTCTGGTAGCTCGATCCCGAGCATCGCGTACGTTTCGCGCAAGTCGGCAAGCCGAGCCTGATCGACTTCAAACACCAGTCCGATCCGCTCCATGATCGTCAACAGCTTTTGACTTGTCTTCGACGCGACAGCCCCGCGCCATTCGCTCATGGCCGCGATGTATTCGGGGTTGTGTTCGTTGGGTATGTCGCGAAACACGCCGGGCTCAGTCTCCATGCTTTGCGTTGGCACCGCCGGGCGCTCAGCCTCTAGATCGCGTTCAGCGGCAGCCTGGGCCTTGCCCATAATATCGCCCGGCTGCCGGTTGAGCTTGACCGTGATCCCGCTCGACAGCGTGATCGACTGGGCCGCAACAGTCTTTGCGGCCCCATTCGATTTAATCAGTTCTTCCGTGATCGTCATACGTCCCCCACAAGGCCCCTAGGAAGCCCCTGTAGCGATTAGAGCAGCGTTGGCGCTCCACTGAGCAGCACGCCGTCCGTGAGACTGCTAGCAAGCCCAGCGACTAACAAGTAATTCGCCGCGATCCCGATGTCGGCTGCCGTCGGATACGCCAAACGATTGGCCCGCGCAAACACCGGCCATGATCCGATGCGCACCGTCGAGGCGTTATCGGCCCAGGTGCCGCCGCCGTCGAGGCTCGTGATCAGATAGGCGACGCTTGTCAGCGCGTAGGCAATCCAGACAACCTCTCGCGTCGCGTAGATGATATCCTGCACGGTGCCGCCGGTTCGGGGCAGTCCGTCAATGGCCCACACCGCGCCGTTGTTGACCGTGTGATACACGTTGCCGTTGGCCCCGCCGACTCGAAAGTCGCGACTGCTCAGCACCGCAACCGCAGTCAGGCTCGTCGCCGCTGGGGCTGTGACGGTTGCCCAGGTCGAGCCGTTGTTGATCGAGCGATAGATCCGGCCGTTGGCGCCGACTGCCATGATCGTCTCAGCCGCGCCGGTGATGCGGTTGAAGTTGTCGGTGCCGCCGCTGTCGATCAGCGTTGGCGCGATGGCGATGTCAGCCGTACGATAGATCCGGCCCGAGCTCGCACAGAAGTAGATCGCGCTCGACGACTGCACATAGACATCAGTCATTGCGACAGGAAGTGTCACACTGTTCCATGTCGACGGGGCCCCAGTATCCTGATTGATCGCCGTCCAGAACAGAGTCGTCGCGTTCGTGCCGACGAAGAGCACCGATCCGCTGATGTCGATATACGCGGGCTCAGCAGTCAGGCCAATACCCGTAATCGTCGAGGTCGACCACGTTGCGCCGCCGTCGATGGAATAGACAACCTGCCCAGGCGCTGAAGGACTGCCGACGTTGGCACGCGTGATGGCATATTGCAGCAGCGTACCATCATTCAACACGCCGCAGTTGCCACACGTGTTGACCGTGCCGTACACGGCGTCGATCACCTCGACCACGACATCGGTTGTCGCCTCGTCGCCAAAGCTGACCACGCCAACCGGATAGATCGCGATGCCCTTTGCGTCAACCGAATCCTTTAGCGGGTCGTCACTGTCCATGGCCATGCGGGTGCCGAGATCAACAGTCCCCTCAAACTTCATGCTGCTGTAAATCAGCATGTAGCTTTCCCAGCCGCGATAGAAGTCTGACAGATCGGCGCATCGACCGTGCACTTCGTACAGGTTGAAGCTGCACAGCGGTGCGGTTAGGACACGCGGAATGCCGCCCCAGCTTTCCAAGAATACCAGACTCACGGTTGGCAGATCCGGCGCGCTCAGCGTGCGACTGACGAGCCGATACTTATCCGGCCGCCGCGGATCCGGTACATAGATCGGGTCGATCGATCCGTTGGTCGGCAGCGCCGCGCCGTCGATGAAGTTGTATTCCGTGTTGATCCCAAAGAAATAGCGTTGCCCGCCCGGGCCCGCCGGCTGATAAAATGAGCGCGTGCCAAGCTGCTTGATCAGTTCCGAATCGTCTAAGACGGTGCCTGCTGCCATGGTGATCCTCCTGTTAGCCCGCGTAGATGCCGCGAGTCAGTTGCTGCCGGGTCATGTACCGATATGCGTATATCTGCCCGCGTCGACTACCTAGCGGGTTTGTGAGGTCATTCGGCGCGCTATACAGCTGATCCGTTGCGCCGGTGCGGCTGATGTCCCACTGCCATTCTGAGAGCTCCTTGTTGGCTGATGTGCAGGCACAGATCGGCCGCGCAAGCTCTGCCGCTGCTAAGCGCGCAACAACCACGGCCTCATTGTGTTGCATCTCGATCCCGTCGAGCGGCAGCCCAGCCTGGTAGCGGATCGTGACACTATCCGGCGGCCGGCACCTCGACCAATTGCAGACTGACATCCATGTGCCGGTTGTGCTGTCGTACGCTGCCTGCCCAAACGCCACGATCCCAGCCTGGGCATCGCGAATCGTTGCGCGACAGAGGGCCGTCGCCGTCGCTGCCGGGTCGCTGTTGTTGTTCGGTGCTGGGCTGCAGCAGTTACCCCAGGCCGGCCATGGCTGCGTTTCCCATGTCAGCAGCGCCATGCATGTGTCGGTCGTCGTGCCGGTCGGATCGCAGTGCCGCCGAAAGATGCTGATCGCCTGCGCGCACACCGTCGCGCCCGGCGCTACGCCGTTGCCTGGGTCGAGCGGGCCCGATGCGGCGCCTTGATAGCGTACCGGCCGCACAAGCGTCCATGTGTCGAATACCACGGTTGCGGTTGTGCCGCTGATTGTAACTGAGCGCGGCGCGACTTCCGGAGGGCTGACAGGCCCGCAGTCGCTTGGCACAAAGCGCGCGATCACTTCATCGACCGTCGTGCCGCTTGGCACGGTTGCAGTCGTGGTTGCGGTTTCGTACAGCCCATCGCCATCGTCGTCGCTGTAAATCAGCAGCACCGTATCCGGCGTACTGTCGCTAGGAATGCCCAGACATCTGATCTCGCCTTCGGGTAGCGCAACCGTCAGCCATTGGCCATCGGCCCCGATGTCCAGCAGGCGCATAAATCGGGTATCGCCCAACTTCGGATACTGCAACGTCACTTCTCTATAGGCTGGTACTGGATTGATCAGCGTATACTGCCGCATCAAGTCTTCAGCGCGTCGGATCGCCGTTCGCACGTTCGCTCGACCGGCGCGATCGGCAAACTGCCAGTCGTATTCATTCATGATCGTCGAGCATTGCGCGTTGAGCGGGATCAGGCTGTTGACCAACTGATAGCTATGCCATGGGTTGAAGCCCATGAGCGCAAGCCAGCGATTGAGTGATAGACCGGTCATCTATTGATCCCCCCAGGCTACTGCGTTAAGCTGAAGATAGGCCAATACCTCAATGTTGCTCTGATCGACGGTCGATCGGCTACCAGCAAACTGAATGAATCGCATTTGATCGATCCCCGCAACCGTCATTGTCACGATCGCGCTCGGAATGGTGCGGTACGTGACAGCCGCTGTCGCTGATGTCACCTGCGCGACTGGGATGCCGAGCGTATCGGCAAGCAGTCGCCGCAGCCCCGCCATGGTCATGTCAGCGTCTTGAAATTGCGCCCGCATAATCACCGCTTCACCGTCGAGCCGCGTACGCCAGTGCATAAGCTCGGATGGTTGCGGATGCTCCGCCGGGCCAATGATGCGCAGCCGCTCTCTAAAGGCGTCGCGCTGGGCCTGGTTGAGTGCGATATTCTCTGCCCCAAGATACATGCTTATCATGGCGTTGCTGCACTCAGCGCTTCAGCCGCTGTTAGCTCGCGTGCGAACACTGCCGCATGCGCTAGGCTACCGCTCCATACCGACGTTGGGGTTGTCGCGTTTGCGCCAACATTGGTATTCGTATTCACAATCGTACCAACCCATGTCCCAAGTGCTGTTAGTGTCGCACCTTCCTGCACGCCATTAAAGTACATGATCGCCCGATCGTTGCTCTTACTCCATGTCATCGTCACATGGAAGTAGGCGACTGTTGTTGTCACACGGTTGCGGTTTTTCGCGGTGCCGCCTGCAACGTAGTTAATACCAAAGGTATTCGCCCCGGCGACCTTTTCAATGTATGCCCGGTTGTTGGCGTCAACCTGGAGCGTAATGAAGCGCCGTACAATGCCGTCACTCCATACGCCAACCGCGCTGACTTTGGCCCAGAGAATGATCGAGCCTTCAGCCGAGCCAAACGCCGCCGCAAGCGACGCCGAAAACACATTATTTTTGCTCGTCGCGCCGTCGAATGATGCCGCCGTGCGACCGTCGCCGATGCCCGTAACCCCCAGCGTTACCCCGGTATATGTCCCAGTGCGACCGTTGCCGCTGGCGTCGAGGGCAGTCGTACCGCTCGGCTCCGCCATCGGCCAATAGGCGATCGGCGCAAGCGTTAGAACTTTCTGGGTATAGGTTGGCGTATAGCCCGCACTCGTCGCTGACACTGCCCCGGCAGCGTTCGTTGCCGTCACCGCAACGGTTGTCGTTGTGCCGATGTCGGCTGCTACGATCGAGTAGGTGCTGGCTGTCGCGCCGCCGATGTTTGCCCCGTTGCGCTTCCACTGGTACGTAAACGTGATCGTTGGCGGGCCCGTCCATGTGCCGTCGGTCGTGCTGATCGCTGCCGCAGTGCCCCCCGAGATCACCGGTAGCACCGTGTTAACTGGCAGATTGCTGATCGCAGTCCCGGCGCTCGTCGCCGCCGTCGAGCCGATCGCGTTGCTTGCCGTAACCGTCACAGTTATGGTTGTGCCGTTGTCAGCGTTCACCAGCGTATAGGTACTGGCTGTCGCGCCGCCGATGGCCACGCCGCCGCGCTTCCACTGGTAGGCGTATCCAGTTGGCGGGCCCGTCCATGTGCCGGTCGTCGAGCTGAGCAGCGATCCGATCGTCGTCGCACCCGTAATCACCGGCAGTGCCGTGTTGACTGGCAACACATCGCCAATAACGCCGCTCACGACATAGACCGGGATCGCGGGCCCTGCGCTCACGACAGCCCCAGCGGCAGCCGTTACAACCGGCATGGGTGTGCCGCCCTGCATTGGGCCAGACGTGACCACATACACCGGCTGTGCAGGCCCGCCGACGGTTGCGCGCCCGTCGGTCACTTCGTAGACCGGCACCGCAGCACCCCCCGACTGAGCGCCGCTCGACAGTGCGACCGGTTGCGCCGATCCACCTTGCGGTTGCGTCATGTGTTCGTCTCTGTCACGTCCAGTTTAATAAACAGCGTTCCGGTTGCGGTCGTTGAGACGTTGCCGAATGTATCCACCAGCTGAAGATCGCAGTAACAACGGATCGCCTGGGTTTCGCTTGCCGTATCTGCGCTTGCGATGTTAATGTCGCACAGCCCGGCCGGGCCGTTGGTGATCACGATCTCGGTTGGCGTCGTCAGTTGAAAGACGGCATTCGCATCCGTGTCTTGCAGGCTGCGCTTGGCCGTGAACTTTAGCGAACAGCCCGAGATATTGGCCGGCACTGCTGACACCGTGATCGCGCCCGCAATCACTTGCGTGTCGCCTCGCCACATATCGAAAGTAAAATCTTGATAGCTTGGCATCTAACAGCCCTCTGCAACTAACGTCGCGATCGGTTTCGCTTGCATCGTCAGCACCGCGATCGGCTTCACAGCTATACTCAGATCGGCGCATGCACCCGTCAGCGGCACATCAAACGGCAGCCCAGCAAGGATACCGGCATACACCCATGTGATCTGTTGCCGATCAGCCTGATCGATCGCCCCATCCGGCACTGGAAAGATCGATATCCATTCGCGCGCTGTGCTGACTGCCGATCCGCGCTTGTTCGCTGTATTGAGCGGCATGCTATGACCATCCGTTGCGCGTGAATGTTGTCCCGTCGTCAGATACGGCCGCCGTCGCGATGTCGCTGCTGTCGCCGTTATTACGGAGCGTCTGCGTTGCGCTCGTCTGGGTCAGCTTGTTGCGTGCAAGGGCCATAAGCCATCCGATCTTGGCTGCCAGGCTTGCGGTTGCGACCGGCACCGCTGAAGGCTCTGCATAGGTGTCGACTGATAGCGCGTCGACGACTTCAGCATTGACCTGAGCGGTCGTTACCGTCGACAGCCCGAGCTGTACCGCGCTCACACCAGCCCCAGACAAGGCATAACCAGTCTTATCGTTGTTTGTGCCGACTGTAACAGCCGCTGTAACACTCGCCACGGCCCCGCCCGCGTAGGTCGACCGGCTTGATACTGCGACGTCGAGGTTCGTCAGCCCGCCATTGGACGCGACTTGATTATTGATCGCCGTGAGCTCAACTTCCAGCACGACCGGCACCATGTTTGCGGCACCCTTCAGCATCACAACAACGGCGTCGACGCCGGTTGCGAGCGCGGCATCCGGAATGTCCACCCGATAGACCCCCGGCATATTTGCGCTGTCGACCTCGACGAAGCCGCCGCTACTGTATGCCCCTGTCGCGGTTTGAGTGATCAGCGTGATCGCCTGCCGAGCTGCGCCGGGCCGCACGTACGATGCGACAAGATTCGCAGTGCCGAATGCCAGCCCAGTCAGCCCCGCGCCCGTCGTAACTGACGAATCTTGCACAAAGATATATGCGCGGTAGCTTGTTGTTCCCTTAACCAATGAAAGTTTAGCCATGTCAATCCTTAGAAGAACGCATAACGCGAGCTAACATAGGCTTCCATCGCCTGCCGATCGGATGTCGAGAGCGCCGAATCGTATACGAATAGTTCCGCAAACTGCATGAACGTTGGCGGGAAATTCGCGCCACCCGTCCCAAACAACTGCACAACCGTCAACGCAGTATTGGCCCCAAGCGTTTGCGTCGTACTGAGCTGCACAGCGTTCTTGTAAAAGTCTACGCTCACCCCGCTCCTGATAATCTCAATCAGGTATGGCGTGTTCGTCGTCAATCCCCCATGCGGCACACTCACGAAACCGTCTGTTGACACCGCGCGATAGTAGATGTCAGTTGCATCGATGAACGGAATGTACTTGCCGTTCGCATCACCGCCAATCACCGCACCGTTGTTAAAGCTCGCAATGGGCCGTAGAACAATGAACGCGGTTTGTGACGTGCCAAGGCTCGCAGACGAGAACAGCGCATAATCATTCTGCACATCGACAATTGCGAGGCTATTGATAATATTCGTGCGGTAGATCAGCCCCGTGCCATTCGGTGTTGCCGTACGTGCGGCGCTGCTGCTATCCGGCCATGTGCTAATCGCAACGTTATCCGTTGCGCCGCTGATTGGCGTCTTAAACCAGAAGAGTAGCCCTGCGATGTCACTTGGTATGGTTGGCGTACCGCCACCGCTCAAACGTTTGTTTGGCGTGATGCCGTCGAGAGTTTGCATGCCACCGTTCACAATGCCCACTCCAATGTACCAAAGTAGCCCGCAAATGGCGCGCTTGTGTCGCGAAAGAGCATGGCCAGCTTGCCCGGCACCGCTCGGGTATGGATCAGCGGAATGTCGACCGGCGCCGCGTCGAAGGCAAGCAGCGGATCGTGTGCCTCGTCGGTCCCGTTGAAGAGTTGCACATAGGCATCCTGATCGACCGTTGTGATGTAGCTGACGATCAGCCGATCGGTTGTCGTGTCGTAGTCGATATCGCCATCCGGCGCGTAGCTGTGGGCCCCGAGCGCGGAATATACGTCTACGAGCGTTACCACATCGCCTGGCGTAATCTGTGCATAGCCCCATGTGTCGCCGTCGGCGTTGCTCTTCCATGTGGCGATGCCCAGATAAATGTTGCCAGCCGCATCCTGCCTGGGCTTGCTGAGCAGTTCGCCCTTCTGTGCCGATCCCGTATCGCTGCCGGCCCGCACAAGATTACTGATCGTGACGGGGGCCGCAAGAGCAGTCCAGTTGTTGCTACCAGCCGCCCATGTTGCGCGCCGCCCCAGCCATGCCCCAGCCATGCGCCCAGCCGTCACTGTGCCATTGTGATAGCCGAGAAATAGATCGCTGTTGGCCAGCCGCAGCAGCGCCGGATGCGGTGTGCCAGTTGTCGCATTGGCGACGAGTGCGGTATAGCTTGCGCTGCCGGGCGCGTTGCCGATCGTCGTAACGCTTGCGATCCCGATATGTGTCCAGTTGAGCGCGACGCCATCGGCCGCCGTATTCGTCAGCGCTCGCATCACCGCGCGGATCTCGTTTCCCACGCCGCCGACGCCGGTATTGCGCGCGGCCCAGGCTAATACCACCGCGCCATGCGCCCCGTAGGCTGCATCGTTTAACCACAGGATACACGGATGCTCATAGACCATGGTGCCGGTCGTCTGCGCGTCGATCACTGCATAGCCCGCGTTAAGCGCCGTCCATGCTGTAATGTTATTGCTGCCATCGCGCGTTGGGCTGTAGCGCCGGTACAGAATGCCGTCGGTTGCAACCTGGGCATTCCAGATAACTTCTAGTACATCGTCAGCACTGTTATAGGCTGCCGATCCGCGCGTTAAAAAATCCAAGCTGAGCGCATCTGCCCATGTCGAGCCGCTGTCGTTTGAATACGTGATCGCATGATCTCCGCCGCTATTCTCGCTGATCGTGATCAGCTTGCCGTATTGGTCGACCGTCAACGGGCCGAATGGCCCCGCCTGAGCCCAACTGTAGCCATCCGGCCCCATGTCGTTGGTATACGGTGTATTCTGCGCAGCGAATGCCGGGCCGCTCAGGTTCGGATCAGGGTTGAGACTGCCCGAGATAACATACACTGGGATCGCGGGCCCGCCCTCGACGACCGCGCCGACTGCCGCCGCTACCACGCGCATGGGGCCGCCGCCCTGGACTGGGCCCGATGTCACAACATAGACCGGCTGCGCAGCGCCGCCGATCGTCGGTTGCCCGCTCACGACGATCACCGGCAGCGCCGCGCCGCCCTGCTGAATAGCGGTCGAGCTAATGGCCATGGGTTGTGCCGATCCGCCTTCACTCACTTGTGGTTGCCCTCACTGCCAATGCAACAGCCCCCGCGATAGCAAGCCAATAGACGAGCCCCATGGCGTCTGGACTGATCAGCAGCCCCGCCGGCAGCGACAGCCAGAATGACCAACAGATCGGACATGTGACGCCTTCGGCAACCCAATGCGGCGTATTCGTCATGGCCCAGCCGCGCATGCGTGCGAATAATCCAAACGGGCCATACTCCCAGGCGAGATCAGTCGCGACGCGGTAGACTGCCAGCGCCGCTAAGAGCGGCATGATCAGCATCAGCGCCATGCGATCACCGCCTCGACGATCTGGCGCCGGTCGTTGTCAGTCAGCCACCATCCGACCGGGATCGCCACGTTGCGCGACGCGAAATGATCGACCCCCGGCAACGGGCCATTGGGATAACAGAATCCATCATGCGTATCGTTCCGCGCGTGTACTGGGCTGCACGCGATCCCCTTGTCGGCCATGTAGTTAATGAACCCAGGCCGATCCTCGACCAAGATTGTATACAGCCACCATGCCGAATCGAGATCGAACGTCGCCGGTTGGTCGAGGTAGCGCGCGTAGGATGCGGCATTCGCCCGATGTCGACCGATCCGGTCTGACACGCTGCCGATATTGGCCAGCCCGATCGCCGCTGCGATGTCGTTCATATGATACTTGTAGCCGACTTCCGTGATGTTCTGTTCACACCGGAAATCGGCCTTCGATCGCCGATCGAGCCCGTACCACCTGAGCAGCCGAGCGCGCTCGACCTGATGCGCTGGGCAGTGCAGCGCCCCGCCATCGCCACAGGTCAGGAACTTGATCGCCTGGAAGCTGTAGCACGCATAGTCGCCGCTGGGCGATGTCATATGATGCGCCGCATCCTGAATCACCGGCAAGTCGAATTCGCGCAACCGGTCGTAATCGCACAGCGCACCGCCCCAGTCGACGGCCATGATCGCCTTCGTTCGTTTCGTAATCCGGCGCGCAACGTCGAGCGGGTTGATCAGTCCGGTATACGGGTCGACATCGGCCCAGACCGGCCGTGCGCCGCGATTAACGATCGGGCTGTTGGTTGCCGTGCAGGTCACTGGCGTTGTGATCACCTCGTCGCCTGGGCCAATGCCGATCAGGTGTAAGGCCAGATCAATCGCCGATGTGCAGCTGTTGGTTGTGATCGGCGCGTACGGCGTATTGAGCAACGTTTGTAGCGCGCTTTCGAATCGATCGACATGATCGCCCTGCCCGATATACCCAGACTGAAGCACCCGAGCAACGATCGCTGGGGCTTCGGGACTCATGGCGACTTTGAACAGTGGGATCATTCCAGCATGCCCCCTGCGAACAGTTGCGCGCCATCCTTCGAATAGCCGTCGCGCTCAGCGTACGCCAGCGCGTTATGCTTGTGCAGTCGCCGCCATCCTGCTACCACCCCGCCGAAGGGGATCAGGCGCATGTCGTGTACTCGGCTGGCATTCCACAAGAAGGCGTTATCATGGCTTGCGATGGTCGTTTCATCCCAGCCGATCAGCTCTTCTGTGACACACGCGATCCGGTGTGCGAAATTACCGGTTGTGAGCTGCCTCCCGTCGAGCTTGCATGGTGCCGGCGTGCGACTGGGATCACTCTCGTCGAAGGCCATCCATGCCCCGCGCATCCAATGCTGATCCGGATAGTGATCGAACCATGCCCGAACCGTCGGCAGCCACTGCGGATGAAACAGATCGTCGTCGCACAGGTATGTAACCACATCGCACCGCACAAGCCCCAGCGCCGAATTGATCAGCTTGCCCAGTCGCGCCGCCTTCAGTCGTTGCTCGACTGGCATGCGCGGTGCTGTTACCATCTGCGCATCGGCCCGGCAGCCCTTGACCATCGCCCGCGCATCGAAGTCTGATCCGTCGTCCGTCACGATCAGTTGATCACAATCAAGGCAGGTCGACAGCGCCTCGCACAGCATGCGCGGCCGATTGTAGCTCAGCAGGATGGTTGCGACAGTTGTCATTTTCGATGCACCAATACCGCATGCTTATCCATGGCGTAGGCGATTGTATAGCCCGCCCCTAAACACGCCTTGATCGACGGCGTGTTATCCGCCAGGATCTCGGCATACACATCTTGATCGGTCGAGGCTGCCAGGTAACGGTAGATATCAGTTCCATACCCCTGCCCCTGATAGCGTGGCAGCACCGCCAGGCTTGCCCACCACTGCCGGGCTTCGAAGCGCAGTAGACCGTATCCGATGTCGGTTGTCGCGACTGACGCGATCCAGATCCGCATGGTTTCTTCGGTCGAGAATCGGGCCCACCATAACTGTTGCGCATCATAGGTGATCTCGCGTGTATCGCGGGTCATCCACTGTCGACCGCTGTTGCGGATCACGCGAATGACTTCGGCGTCCCATTCACTTGTTGCTCGTCGCATATCCATCATGCACACGCTATCACATCGTCGTACCAGGCCACACCAGAAGGCCACAGCGCGACAGTTGATACAATCCAGTCGTAATCCCCAGCGTACCGGCATGCCCACGTCCCAAGCCGTTCTGGTACGTTTGGGACAACCATGGCATGCCCGCCGATCGCGCTCTCGCGTATGTAGTGCCCTTGCGGCAGATAGGTATTGTGTCGACGCGAGTAGAATTTGAACATCAGCGGCCTGGGCTCGACTTGCTCAGCGAGGGCCCGCCGAATACTGTCGAGGGCCCCAGCCGGTACGCAGTCATCGTCGTCAATGAACATCAAGTAATCGCCGTTAGCCCATGTGATTCCTTCGTTGATCTGACAATGGCCCCAGCAATGATGCCCGGCGTCGAATGACAGATAGTTATGCCTTGCGCTGCGGATCGTTTGCATTACCTCATCCGACAACGGCCCGTCATGGATGTCGCCAACAATCAGCACCTCATCGCCCGGCTGTAGCTGATCCTCGACGCTTACGAAGAGGCGATCGAGCCCGTCGCCGTCGTGCGTTGGTACGATGATACTCAAACGCGCGGCCATCGCTGGGCCCTCCGCTCGTTGAATAGCCGACCATCGCGCGCCCGCGTCGCCTGCCCTTCAGCATAGACCGGATCAGTCTCGGCCCCGTTGATCGGATGGTCATGGTACAGGGTTGCCCATGGCGCCTTGCTGTAGGCCCCCAGCGCCTGGGCCCTTGCGCATAGCTCAGCGTCGCCATACTCATGCTGATACCAGACCGGCCAGCCGCCGAGCCGCGTCAGCAGGTTGCGGCTGATCAAGAAGTGCGGCGACAGCCCCTCGTCGTGTATGCCATCGTTAAAGCCGAGCAGTCCATCGCCCGAGCCAAAGCAGCACCGATACTCAGCGAAGGCCCGCGACAGCCAGTGCCGCCCGGGTAGCAGATCGTTGGCGAGATTGACGATGAACGGCTGATCGGTCAACTTGGTTTCTTCGTCCATCGCTTCCCAGTAGGTTAGCTTTGGCTTCAGGATGTGCCGCACCTTTGCGCCCGCTTCCATGCACGCTTGCAACACGTCAGCTTCTTCTTCGCCGCCGATGCACGTCAATCGCCACTCGATCGGGCCCGCTGTCGCGATCAGCCGTGCCACGTTGCGCATGGTCTGCTCGAGTCGGCCCCTGACTGGCATGATCGCCGCGATCACAGCCCTGGCTCCATAACGCGCTGATACTTTTCTTCGGTCGTGTGACCATCCCACTCGCCATCATACGCACCGACGAAGTAAAACCATGATGTCTCACTGTCGTGAATGTGCCATGAGACTTGACCGGAAGGCAAATCAATAAACAGAATGTTGCGCCATTCCGAATACCATTCCTCCCCAGGCCCATCACGATGCAAGCCGATTCCTGTCTTTAGCCCTAGTCGTTGCGCCATAAGCGCCATGAGCACAAGACACTGATCCCGCTCCTTGTATGCAGCGTCTTTCGACTTCTCCATATCATCGAGCGCGTATTGCAGATCAAGTATGTGCGTCGTCACGCTGGCACCTTGTCGCGCCTGGGCCGCGCTCGATCCGGCTCGACCTGCTTAAACGCGGGCTGCTCGACCGTTTCGGGCTCAACCAATGGCGGCGGCACAAACGGGGCCGGCGGCACCTGTCGCCGGAAGAAACCCAGGCCCAGCCAATGATCGACCTCTTCCGGCGGCACCGCAAGATATCGATGGCTGGGCCGCGCGCTAAACTCAATCGTGCGATGTGTCGCCGGATGGCGCAGCGACTGCTTGCCGCTACCCTTGCCGGTATACTCAAGCATGACCATGCCACTATCTGTCAACTCGGCACCTCCAAACGTCGACGCCAGCACGCGCGCCATGTCTTTGGCAGTCTTTGCACCACCGCCGCATCCGCATCCGGCCATGTCTATATCCCCTTTACTATTTCGGTATGGAGCCGTTACGGCGTCCATGAGTTTTTGCCCGCCCTTTGCGTCAGGGAAGTGCAGGTGCCCCAGATCGTGACGGTAGACAAACACCGGGCCGTAGATCCGCTCGCCACAATACCCAGCCTGGGCCATCCTGATCCATGGCGTCCAATCTTCGAAGCCCGGCGCATCCTCGTCGAAGCCGCCAACCTGCCGCAAACACCACGTTGGTACAAACGCGCTGATCGGGTGCAAATTACAGCCCTGCAACGTCGGTTGCGGATCGGGAGGTGCGGTCGAGTGCGACATGGGACTCGCGCGCTTCTCCCGATTGTATTCCGGCGGGCGATACATGGCCCACTCCCCGTTACGGTTCACCGCGTAGTGATGGCCGTAGCTATACGCTCGATCATGGAGCGCATGCCCCCTGACAAACGTCTGCATCGCACTCGGCAGCAAGTAGTCATCAGCGTCGAGAAACACCGTAAACATCCCCTGGGCCACTGCCAGCCCCGCGTTGCGCGCGACGCTTGCACGCCGTTTGCCCTCGACCGGTGCCGGCGCGTCGACGATCCGCACCTTTGGATGCGCAGGCGATATAATCGGGCTGCCGGTATCATTCACTACGATCGCCTCGACGCCCGGATACGTCTGCCAGAGCACTGACGCGACCGCTTGCGCGGCTTCCTTACGGTGCTGAGGGCCCACTGGGATGACCACACTGGCAAGCAGCGGCAGCGTGGCTGCTGTTGGCCTTGTAGGGCCCGCGTCGAGCGCACCGACGATCGAGCCGTCATCCTCATAGCGCCATACCTCGCCATCGAATGTCATCGGCCGGCCAGTCATAGCGTTTTCTGCAAGATGGCGATCATTTGCTTCAGCAGGTCGATCAACTGTGCCATGCGCAGCTTCATTTGCTCATTTTCTTCACGTAGCCGCTGCAGTTGGGCCGCCTGCTCTTCAGGCGTATAGTACGGCGTGTTAATCATGATCGCATCCTGAGTGACTGCCGCCCGCGCTCGATCGGCTGCCGCTGCTGCTGCTGTCGCATGCGCTCAGCCGCGATCAGCGCGTCGGTTTCCTCTTGCCTGAGCCGATCCATGTTCTCTTCAGCTGTGCCATGGATCGTCCGATCCATGAGTTGGCCCGGCGTCGGCTCCCAGATCAGCATGCACCCCTTCGGCGTATCCTCCAGTGTGCTGATGTCGACCGCGCGTACGATCAATTTTCCGTTGTCGGTTGTGAAGGTGCTAAACATAGATGATCCCCCTTTCATCACCCCAGGGATAGCGCGCGGCAGCAGTGGGGTTTGTCTGCTCTTCGGTGATCAGCCTAGCCGCGCGCTCGACCCAGATTAGACCGGCGATTCGTACGACGGGCCTGCGAACGATGTCGCGCCGCCGTTCTCATAGAAGGATGTGCCCGGCTCCCATTCGCGCTCATGCTGGTACACAGCGTACGTTGCGTCTTCTAGTCGAGCCGCTAGGAACGGCGCGCGGAGTATGATGCGCTTGCGCGTGCGGATCTCGACTTGCTTACAGAATGAAGTGCCGCCCAGGAAGTGAATCGCGTACCGGCCATCGGGGCTGACGCGATACTCGTCCTGGGGCCCGAGCTGATTGATGATATCCTGCATACCAAACGGGCCGCGATAGTCGAAGTAGTCCATGTACAGCAACTGCCCGCCCAGCGTCGCCGACTTCAGCGGCACAAGGTAAATATCTGACTGAAAGTTGCCGCCGCCGATGTTGGCTTCAGCCATCGTGTTATCAATGATCACCGGCACCTTGTCGCCGTCGATCAACAGGAAGTGCCCGCCGCGCATGTCGTTGCGCATCGCGTTCTGATCGGCCGCCGATGTGTCGATCACGATGCTCGACCCGCTCGGGCTTGCGTTGAAACAGCGATACGTTTCGTACGCGCATGGCCAGATTTGAGTCAGCGACAAGAACGCCTGATAGCGCATCACAAACGCAAACTGGACATCGCTGACCATCAGTTGCTCAGCCAGGTATGCTTGCGCGCGGTACGTCTCAACCATCTTCGTGACGTAGCTACCGGCGTTATTCTGCATAACGCCGGCCGGAAACGAAACGATCAGGCTGTTGGCAGCTGAGCACGCGATCCCAGTAAAGACATCCTGATAGCTGTCGTTGACAATCCGCTCCATGCCGTTGTATTCCAGGTATCCGCCCGAGCTCGCCACCGTGTTGACCGGGCTGAATGTCCAGAAGCCCCGCGCATAGCGCCGGCTGAAGTCGTTGGTGAGCTCGACAACGGCCTTCGTCAGCTTGTTGCGAAACAGGTTGTTGGTGCCGGTTGGGACGATGTTGTTCGCATCGCCAAACGGGTTATTGAGCAACCGAAGATCAAGGATCTCACTACGGTTGATCAGCTCCCCCGCGTTATCGACGCGGATCGGCTTCGTCTTCATCGTGAACTCGCCAAACGGCCATGTTTGATTGCACACCTTGAGATCGCCCGGCGTTGGCACCTCTTCGGTGCATGGGGTTGTCGGTTCGGTGCCGCTCGACGCCGTTTGCCCAGTCAGGATCTCGAAGACTGGGTTGAGCAGTTGCGACTTTTGCACATGGCCCATGGCAACCAACGCCTGCTCTAAGCCCTTCGGGCCGATGTAGGTCGTTGGCACGCCCGGCTCGATCCCAAAGTTGTTAAACAGCGCGTTGTAGCCGTGCGGCGCGATGGCCAGGCCAGACGTGCCGCTGTCCTTCTCTCGCAGCGATAACGCAACCGCCGCATTCACCTGCTGTTGGATGAGCGCATTGAGCTGCGCTTCGCTGACTTCCATGGTCTACTCCTTTGTTCTGTTAGCCGTTGGCAAAAATTAACTTATACGCCGCGATCTCTGCCGGATCGGTTAGGCCCGTCGGAATGTTGCTGATCGCCTCTTTAATCGTCGCAGCTGCCTGCGGCGTCAACTGCGTTGCGATCGACTCGCTTGCGCGATAGTAGTTGCGCGCCCCGTTCATGACGCTCGTCGGAAGATCGCCGGTGAGCTCTTTCACTTTCGCATCGAGCGCGGCGATCTGATCGGCCTGGGACTGAGCAGCAGCAGTCTGGGCCTGGGCCGCGTCGTCTTTCTGCGCGCTGAATCCGCTCAGGGCTGTTTTCAATTCGCCCATGTGGCCGGCCATCTTCTTTTCGATGTCGAGCAGCGGCGTCAGGGCCTCGACAACCGCCTTTGCGATAAGCTGAGCAAAGGCCGCATCGTCCATGCCATCGCCCATGCCGTCGTCAGCCTGATCGGCTTCCATGTCGCCTTCGGCCATGGCTTCTTCTTCAGGCTCGGCCGCTTCCTCTTCGGGCGAGCCCTCGACCGCTGCCGCTGCCGGTGGGAACGCCTTGACCGTATAGGTTACGCCGTTAAGCGTAATCTCTTCTGGTGCTTCTTTGTACACGACGTTGCGCGCCTGGGCCGTGTCATCGTCCTTCTGGGCTGTCGCAAGCAAACTGTCGAGCATGGCCAATGCTTCAGCGTTGCCGGCCGCCTTCTCGCGATACTCCGCGATCTTTTCAGGTGCTAGCACCTTATCCTCCTTTGCGGTTGCATACCGCGTAAAGTAATTAGCCGCGCGATTCTGCGGCACCGCCGATCGCTCATAAATCAGTATATGATCGTATACCCCTTGATTGGGCTGATCGTCCGTATGAATGAAGCCAGGACTCATCTGATATCCGGCGTCGCTCAGCTTCTGGCCCAGGCTCGCCATGGCCTTGTTGCGAAACGTGCCGCCTTCGATCAGGAACCGATCGCCCGGGCCGCCTTGCGCCTGAAAGTCGCATGCACCCATAACCAACCCCGGCACATGCCAGAACAGCAGCGGGCCGCGCTCCTTAGTCTTGTCCCCGAGCGCAACAGCTTCTTTGATCGCGTTGCGGCTGATGATCTCGCGATCCTTGTCTTCATACGCCGTGGTAGTTATCGCAAGCCAGCGATCCCGGCCGCTATCATCTTTGTAGATCGTAAAGCCCTTTTGTCGCAGGCCCAGGTCGATCGCGTCTTCGGTCGAGGCCCGCATGGCATCGTGCGGCGCGATCCGATCATGGAACAGCGCGAACGTCAGATCCTTCGGGCTCACATCGCTATAGTTTTTGCGTTTGCGCACAGGTGGTAATGGCGTCATCCGAACATCCCTGCTTGCTCGTCGACCGGCGGCACCTTCGTACCACCCAGAAGCTGATCATACAATTCAGCCCGCGTCAGTCGACCGCTATCGCCAAACAGACTTGCTTGCCCAGGCTGCGGCTGCCCCTCGACGATCCGCGCGTAACGCTGCAATAGGCCCCTGACTTCTGTCGGCTTGCGTGCGATGGTATCAAGGTGCACAAGCAAGCGTTCCTGATCCGCGTTGAGCTCACGATCGAACATGCTCAACTGGCCCAGATACTTCGCGACGACCTGATGTGCCGGCGTATTCGCTGTCAGGCTGGGATTGTCTTTGATGCGCGCGTATACGTCGACGGTTTTTGCGAAGTCTTCTGATATATCAAGGTGCGGATCGCGCATGCCCGAGCGCGTCAACGCCGTGGCTCGACTGAAGTCCGGCAGCCCGCCGCTGATCCCGTTCTGTACTGTTTTGATATCCGGGTCGAGGCTTTCAAGCATTGACTCGGCCATGCGCTCGCCTGCCGCCCCTGGGAAGGCCTTGGTATAGATCGCCGCCTTTGCGCGGTAGAGCCCCATCTGGTTGAGCTCGCCATGGCGCGTCAGCAGGTTGGCGCGTTCGTTATCCGGTACCGTCGCAAGGAAGTCGTCAATGAACGGCTTGTTCTGCTTATCCCTCAGGGCTCGATCGATGTCGCCGGATTCGGATACGTGCAGCTTCAGCATGTGCTGATTACTGATCTGTCCGGCGTCGACTTTGGCTTGCTCCAATGGCGACATCCGTAGTGTGCCGCTGCTGTTGGCTTCTCTGGCAAACGCTGCCGCATCGTGATCGCCCTGCAGCCTGCGAACCAATACCGGGTTTTGCATCTTGTCGACTGCCGCCGGGTCGATCCCGGCTGCTTTGGCCTCAGCCTTGATCGCGTCTTTGTACGCCGCATACTTATCCGGATGGAGCTCGGCCGCGCGCTGTAGTGCAAGCGTACGACCGTTGCCGCTCAGCACGTTGCCATGCGCGTCAATGATCGGCGTCCCAGCGTCGATCCGGTGGAAGTCGGTTGTCATCACCTCTGGGTTCATGTTCTGGGCAACGTCGGCGATCTGTGCCTGGCTGCTTGCCCTCGACCGATCGCGGGGCTGTAGGCTTGCATCATACTTTGGGTTGATCCCGCCGTTGGCGGTATTCGACGCCTGAATAGATCCCATGTCGACGAGCTCATGCCGCATCGTGTAGGACTGATTCGGATCGTTGCCGTACGCCTTCGTTGTTTCGCCAACCGTCTGCCCAGACGCCGGCCCAGCCCCAGCCGCTGGGGTTGCCTTGCGCTCACTTTCGCCCGGCGTATGCTTCGTCCCAGCGAATCCCGCTTGCGGTACGCGCTTGCCTTCAGCGTTCTTATTCCAGAGCGTTGCCTGCTGCCCGCCGCCGCCCTTGCCTGCACTGGTACGACTGGCAGCCCCGCCGCCGCCGCCGCCCTTGCCCCCGCCGCCCATGTGCGCAAACATCGCACGCTGTTGCGCGGTCTGCTCCTTGCGGCGCATCAGGTATGATGTTGGTCGAGCATCTTTCTTTGTGGCGTTGAGCCCGGCCGCAGTCAGCACCGGCATGCCGTCGCGATCGATCTTTGCGAGCCCGTTGCGGATCAGTGTGCGCAACTGATCCATGGTCATTTCGCCGCCTTCGCTCATGGTCGTTGCGGCGTCGACGAGATCCTGTGCAAGCTTCGGTTTCTCCGGCTCGACCTTTGCGGGCGCTTCGGGTTTCTTGCCGGGGCTGATGCTCGTCGACCCAGCGCCGCCGCCGCCGCCGCCGCCGCCGCCGCCAGCACCCGATCGGCCAGCGCGTCGCTGCGCGAGCTTCCCAGCAGCCTCCTGGGCCGCCTCAGCAGGCCCGCCCGATCCGCCCTTGCCGGGTTTCTTTGCGGCGCGCTCTTCGTCGCGTTTCTTTTTCGCGGCTTCGCGCTCAGCCTGGGCCGCAAGCTTTTTCGCGGCTGCTGCCGTGCGCGTCGCCTCTTGATCGCCCCGCTTGGCAACCTGATCGCGCGCGCGACTGGCGGCGTCTTTCGCGCCCTGCACATCACCGCGCTTCGCAGCATTGAGTAGGACGTTGGCCTGTTCCGATTTACGCGGCGTGCCATCGGCCCCGATCTCAAGCAGTCCTTCTTTGGCAAGAAAGTCTATGTCCTGGGGCCTGAGCGGCTTGCCCTGAGCGAATTGATTCAGGTTGGCCAGATGATCGCCCAAGTCGGTTTCGTCGCCGACTTTGGTCATATTCTGGGCCTGCTGCTTTGTGAGCTCGGCCGCGCGCTCGTCGGCGTGCTGCTGCCGCTCTGCCGCCCGTTGCTCGTCAGTCTTCGGCGGCTTCTTTGGTTTGGCCCCAGCCCCGCCGCCTCGACCCTTCGGGCCTTTTTTCGGTTTCGCCTTTGCGCCGTCGCAGGGCCCATACTTGCCATGCACGTTGCACAGGTTACCGCGAATGCGCCGCACGCCGGGCGATAGCAGTTCCCCGGGTTGCCCAGCGCCTGCGGGTTTGGCAGCTGGTGCCGCTGTAGCGCCACCAGAAGGCCCAGGACGCGGCGGCGGCGGGGCTTCCGTAGTAAATGCCTTCTCAACCTGCATACAGCCGCAGTCGCAGTCTTTGATCTTCTTATTCTTACGACGGTTGGATACTCGGCCGACGCCCGGCTGATTAAACAGCGCGTTGTTGCCGGTTGGGGGGATGGCCATGCCAGTCGAGGCGCTATCTTTCTTTTCTGGGAGCGCATCAAAGTTAGTCAGCTTGTCCCACCGTTTGGCGAAACGTTGACCGGTTGCATGGGCCCATCGAGCTTGCCGCCGAGATGCATAGGGCATGGGGTGATCGCTTATACGTTTACAGTATATCTATAATCATAGCTTATATGTCAAGCGCCTAACTCAACTCTCTATTAATCTGGCGTTGAATCAGTACCGCGCACCTCGATCGCCACTTTTTGGCTATGATCGTCGACCATCCTCGGGGCTTTGTGCCGGGGTGATGGACGAATCGACGGAAGATGATCGCGCCCGATGCGCCGCCCGACTGCGAGCCAATGAAGCCAGGTCGACTCTTTGCCGTATAGGGCCCGCCTTGGAACCGCAGCATCTTTGCGTTGCGCGGGTAGATGTCGTGGGCCCGCGTGCCGGCATTGAGCATCAGCCATACTTCGTCTTTGGTGCCGACGAGCCGCCCATCCTTCTGGGCCTTGACCGTATAGGTTGGCTGATGATCCCATGTCGCGCTGGTACTCTCAAAGTCGATCAGCGCCCCGGCCGCCGCGTCGTCGAGCCCGCGATCGATCGCCGCCATCATGCGCTTAGGGTCGAGCCGGTTGCGCTTCGGGATCTTTGGAACGATCTTGATCATGCCTTTTGCCGCTTTACCGGATAGGTGCCGACGAGCGCGGGGCATTCGTCGCAATGATCCTCAGTGCCGCCCATCTCGCGAGTCAATTCGCCGGTGCCGTCGTTGTTGTCGCGTACGCTGATCCGACACTTGCAGTTCGTAATGCAGGTCTGATTGCCCGGCAACAAGTCCGGTGGTATAATCCAGTCGCCCCAGCGCTGGCTATAGTACGTCTGCCGCACAGCCCCAGCGTAGAGGCCCGCCCGAGCTGCGATCTGGGCTTCGCTCAGCCCCTCGGCCGCCGCTACGAAGTCCTTCAGGTACTGCCGCTGCACACGTACGAGCTGATCGATGTCTTTACGCTCAGCCCTCGACAGCCCCCGAAACAGCTTCGGATCAAGCGGCACCCCAGCCCGATCGGCTGTCGCTGCCAGCGCGGCCGCCGTATGCCCCCGCGCGATGATCGCGTCCATCTGTTTGGCCCAGCCGGGCTTACTGAAGTCCAGCGCCTGAATCGCGTCGAGCGTTAAGGCGTGTAGGTTGGTCGGCGTGTCAGCCATCGCCGCGCGCCTTACGGGCCCAGTCGAGCGCCGCGCGCCATTCCTGATTGATCAAGTCTGGAGTTGTGTCGACATCCTTGACCACGCCAAACGGCTGATCACAGAAGGAACAATACAGCGCGCTCGCGGGCGAATGATCGCCGCAGTGCCTGCACTCTTTGAACTTGTATTCTTTGGCAACCGGCGGGGCCCCGCCGCCGCCTTGCGCTTGCGGCGTATTCGACGGCAGCGGCGTGACGACTGGGGCCCGAGCCTGGGCCTCGCCGCTGATCAGCTTCTCATTGTCGTTTATGTTGCCCGCCTCTGTCGCGTCAGCAGGTAGAAACGCCTCGTCGAGATCGCCCGCGTCGACCGCCGCATTGAGCATCTGCATAGGACTGATCGCGCCGGCGTCGACATAGACCTTCAGCTTGTCCGCGCGGGCCTTCTCGGCCTGGGCCTTCATGGTCTGATCGCGCCAATCTTCGTTCGTTCCCATATAAAAGGTCGTCGAGCCGGGTAGCGCGGTATGGGTTAGGGCAAGCTCCCAGTTCTTGTCAAACGCCGCCATGCCCTGCCCTGCTATGCCTTCGTCGCGAATCTGGGTCGACAGCCCCGTATTGAGCCCGGCCGGCGCCGGCACAAAGTCTTCGACGTTCATGCCGATCGAGTGGGCATAGCGCCGATAGGCGTCGGTTCGCTCTTCTTTGACGTCGAAGCCGTCCGGAACTTCAGCCAATGGGATCGTAACAACCGTCGGCGTTGCCGCCATCTCGATCATTGGAACAATGGTCGAGCCCTTATACAGCACAAAGCCCCGCTGATCGCGCGCATCGTCCGAACTGTTGAGCGCGTCGCGCAGCATCTTATCTGACACGCCGTTGACTAAATGAATAGCCAGGTTTCGCGTACCGGTGATCTTCTCTCTGAAGTAGACTTCGACGGCTGCTAGCTTCAGGACAGTCGCCCAGGATCGTGAGGCTGCACACATCCCATAGCCGCGCATCTCGACCCTGGGGCTGGGCATGTCGGTGATCCGGATCACGTCTTCGGCGTCGAGCAAATGATAGCCGCCATAGTATGACCAATAGACGATCGGCTTATTGGGATCGCCGGTCGGATAGCACCTGAGCGCGTCGAGGTGAAACAGCCCCGCGATCCTACTCCCGCGTGCGCTCGACTGCCGGGCCTTCTCGACAACCATGCCCAGGTCGGCGAGCAAGTAATCTTGCAGGCCCCGCTGCAGCCCGCTGGCATAGCTGCCGTCGTATCCCAGGATCAGTTGCTGGGCCGCCTTGATGCGCCGCGCGCTATCGTCGGAGTCCTCGATCCTGAAGCCCTGAGCAACCTTCTTGGATATCGCCTTGAAGATAGAGTCGGCCCACATGTTTTCAAACTGGGGAGTCTGAGAGAGCAGCCGATCGCGCCCGATGCTGCCTTGTGGGGGCAGAGAGAATTGACCATACTGCGCAATGCCGGGTATACCGCTCAGCAGGCCCACTGGGCCCATGAGAATGGTAAACGGTGCCGCCGCCGTCGCCGGGATCGCGTCTTGCCGAGTGACGGATCGCTTGCGGGCTTGCTCGACATCAGCGGTCGACATCATATCGCTCATGGCTTATCCTGATACGCGACAACCCACATCACCACGGCATACACGACGAGCAACATGAGGATCGCAGCTTCAAGCGCATTCATACATCGTACCTCTGGGCCCAGACGCCGTACCGCAAGGCGTCGAGCGAATGATCGAACGCCTTCACGATCTTGCCGTTGGCGTCGCGCCGATAGCTTGCCATCTCGGCTCGCAGGTTCTTGCACCTGGGGTGCACCTTCACGCGACGCCGGCCGTTGGCGTCGGCCGCGATGGCCCGGCGTAATTCCTTGATTGACTCTTCGACATCCGGCGGGCTATTGCGGGTATAGATCGCCTCGACGTGCAGACGACCCTTGAGCTCTGCCGCGCTCTTATCTACCACTGCATAGTCAGGCGCCGGATACGGCAGCTGCGTTATCATCTGAATATGATCGTTGCTCAGCACGCCTGCCCGGTCGTCTTCATAGAAGACGTTGATCGTGCCGTCGTGTCTGAGCTGGGCCAGCAGGAACACGCGCGGGTGACTGTCAGCACTCCAGTATCCGGTAGCAGGATCGCGCTTGCCAACATAGCCATCGTCGACAAACCAAAGGATCGAGCCGCCGCCCTCGACATACTCAGCAGCCTCTGTTACGTTGTCGGCTTCGCTCCAAACGTCGAAGATCACACCAGTCGCCTGCACCCATTCGCCCCGGTTCAGTCGAGCATCTTCGACGCCGGTCAGCGTTCGCATGGTCGCGTCGTAGTCTGCCGGGTTGTGTCGGTTGTCGAGCCGCCCCGAGTAGTAGACGTGCGCTTCACCGCCGACGATCAGCCGGTTGTATATCCAGTGGGTTGGCGCGTCAGGGTTGCAACTGTACAGGATCTGCCGCCAGCGTGCCGCACGGCCGCGCATACGGGCGCGTAGGGCATTGTGGTCTGCTTCCTCTAGCTCAGTTGCCTCTTCGCCCCAGATGATATCTACGCCGCCCCTGGGCCCGATGGACTTCAAGCGCTCGCGTTGCTCTTTGTCTTCCAGCCCCATGTAGGCCAGGATCGAGCCATTGAAGTAGCGGAAGAAGTCTTTACTCTCGTACTGGCGCACCCTGGGATCGTCGCCGATCACGGTTTCGTTCAGAAACAGCAGCGAGCCCTTTGTGAGACTGACGCGAGTCTTGCGCACAAGCAGCGCAAAGGCCCCAGGATACTTCAGGCAATAGCCGTGCAGCTTCTCAGCACCCAGCCTCGACTTGCCGCCGCCGGCACTGCCGGTCAGCAGGATCAGCCCGGACTTATCGCGCCACGGCTCAACCTGCCAGGGCAGCGGATCAAACAGCGTCGCCGGGTTGTGCCGGATCGTCGCCTGGGGCTTCGTCCCAGTCGTCAGGACTGACAATGGTATACCCCTTGCGCACTTCGATGCCGCCGCTATGCTCGACAAACTCTTTCGGCTTGCCGTACTTGCGATCCCACAGCCAAGTCGACGCCTTGATCGAGCTGTCAGCAGCCTGCACGCCTTTGCGCTTGGCATTCGCGATCATGTTCTCGACAATGGCGCGCTCGGCTGCCTCGTCGAAGAGCTCAAGCAGCACCGATCGGTTGGCGTCTTCGACGGGCTTCGGCGGCCGGCCGGATGGGTTGCCGGATTGCCCAGGCTTAAAAGTCATCTTGCTAACAATCAGATCAAGGCAGGTTGAGCAACGGGCCGGCGATAATCACGACGGCAAGCCCAACGCCAAACAGGAACATACACAGCCACTGCGGCAGCGCGAAATGGACGGCAATCCACCAAAGCAGGGTTGCGAGTGCAGCTGCAATGATGGCCAGCAACGTAGCAGGGCCGATTGTCATAATAGGTACCTCTTCACTAGAAGCCACGCCAGCGCGCCGACGAGCCACCAGAGGATCACCCAGCACACACCGGCGATCACCAACCAATAGCGTCTCATCGGGTCATACCTAGCACAAACGCCGCGATCACCAGCATGGCCGCAACTTCAAGGCTGATCCGAATCCACTGCCAGCGCCGGATCTGTTCCTGCCCGGCGACGATCGTCTCAATCTTTGCGTCGATCAGCGACTGACGCAGGGTGCGGTTGCCATCGTCGATATCAAAACGGAGTGTCAGCGCAAGCACCTCATGATTCAGCAAGTTAATTGCGCGATTGACCGTATCACGATAGATCCGCCATTCGGTTCCCATGTCCCCGAGCGCCTTCAGCACCGCTTGATAAGACTCGTCGTCAGGCATTACAGCGGCGTCAGCC